AAGCCCAACATCCCCATCGGGCTCGAGCCGTTGCAGAACCTCAAGGTGGTGCCCGGGAATGTCTGCGTCATCGGAGCCCGACCGGGTGCCGGCAAGACGGCGTTCCTCGGGACGCTCGCCCTGTATGCGGCCAAGAACGACTGGGACTGTCTGTTCCTCTCGCTCGAGATGCCGTCGTCCCAGATTCGCCAGCGACTGATGGCGGCGAACAGCAGCATTGACCTGTCGGTCATCCAGAACGCGGAAGACCCCAAGCTGGTGCAGGCGTCCTACGACCTGCGGGTGCTGCCCATCTGGATCATGGACGCTTCGCTCCGGCTGGATATGGAGGCCATCGCCTCGACGGTGCGTAAGTTCGTAGCCTCGAGACCGGGGCGGAACACGGTGGTGTTCATCGACTACCTGCAGCTCATCACCTCGCGGGCCAAGTACGAGAAGCGGTACGAGCTGCTCGGCCATATCTGCCGGGAGTTGAAGCGGCTCGCGCTGGCGGTCAATGTCCCGCTGGTGGTGGCGGCCCAGCTGTCCCGGGCAGCGGAGAACAGGGGGAAGGATGCCAAGCCGCAGCTGTCAGACCTGCGAGAGTCCGGGGAGATCGAGCAGACCGCAGACCAGGTGCTGCTCATCCACCGAGAGCCTGACCGCGCGATGGTCCGAGTGGCTAAGTACCGAATGGGCCCCGTGTGGACCGCCGAGTTGCGGTTCGTCGGGGAGCGGTGTTACTTCGATGATTTCGGTGGTTGGCGATGACGGATGGTGTATGGTTCCGGCAGTCGCCGTGGTGGTGACGACGGAGGTGTGATATGGCGCGTAAGAGCCCCAAGGCCGCTATGGGTGGCCGCATGAAGAACGACGAGGCTGGTGAAGGCACGATGCACAAGACGCTCGGCGTGAAGATGAAGCACGGCATGAAGGAAGAAGCCGCCGAGAAGAAGGGCGCGAAGAAGGCCGGGATGTCGTACGGCATGAAGGGTTGTTGATATGCCGTACACGAAGGTGATGAGCGAGTTCAAGAAGGGCAAGTTGCACAGCGGGTCCAAGAAGGGTCCGGTGGTGACGAACCCGAAGCAGGCTGTCGCGATCATGCTCTCTGAGAAGCGCGACGAGCAGGCTAAGCGCGGCGCGAAGCCGGCGAGAAAGGCACGATGAGTCACGCTGGGGGATACTGCCCGAACTGCGAACAATACGTCAGTCCTCCGTTGTTGCCGCTGGACTACTACCAGTGCAACAACTGCATGATGACGATCCACGCCGATGACCTTGTTCGCAAGCGCAGCATGGCTATGGGTGGAGGCGGTATCCCCAGGTCGTTCGACATGGGACTTATCGGATACTCCGTGCTCTATGACGGTGCTCAGGTCGCGGACACGGTTAATGTCTCATGCAACTACAACAGCAACGACTGGCTGTTCGTTGTGGTCTCGACATACGGAGCGAACCAGTTCCCGAGCACGGTTACGGCTGCGGGTACACCGCTCGTGCAGCTGGTGTCCGCAGGTTCGCAGTCGCACAGCAGGACGTCGATCTACTACGGCAGGGCTCAGGCTGGCGGGAACTCGCTGTCTGTATTCTGGACAGGGCAGCACCCCAACGCGGCGGTGGTATCTGTGCTCCGCACCAGCACGGCTGCGGCATCCCCAATCCTGAACAGCGGCGGTAACGCAGGGAATGCCAGCTCAACATCGGCAACGCTTGGAACAAACCAGAGTCCTACTGCAAGCAACGCCTACTGTATCTATGCGGTCGGAGTCGAGTCAGGACAGGGGACCATAACCAATGTCCCAGCAGGTTACACGCTTTCGAATTTGCAGAGCACGGGTTCCGCGCAGAATCCAGTAGACACAGAGCAGGCCGTATTCGTGCAAGACCTTACAAACTCAGCGACGGTAGGTTCTGTCACCAACCTGAGCGGAACCAACTACTACTCGCAGGTCATGGTGATCGTGGGCAAGTCATGAGCGAGAAGCAGCCGCTATCACTCGATGAGGCCATCGGTCTCATCAGCGACATCGCCCGGCATGGCGAGGGCGCGGACAGGCTACGGGCACTCAAAGAAATCCGTGTCATGGCGCAGGAGACGGGGTCGGTCACGCTACCCGACCCCATGTCCGACGCCGAGGTCATCGAACGGCTCGCGAGGCTCATCAAGGCCGCTGGTCCTACGGTGGCGCAGCTCGCCTACAAGCAGGCGTTCCCGTTCTCGAAGAAGACCGTACACGAGGCTATACCGAAAGTTCTCGAGTCCGACCTCGGTATCGACAAGAGCAAGCTCCCGGTGAACCTGCGCCAGCTGTACAAGATGTTCCCAGAAATCAAGCGGTCTGGCATCCCGCAGGGATACCCTCGAGGACGTGGGCTGGCGGTGGTGAAGAAGTGGTGTCAGGACAAGGCGATGCAGATGATCATCGACCGCGAGCAGGGACGCATCGCGGAACAGGCCAAGACCGAGGGAACGGATGTCGACACCCAAGAAGCGTGAGCCGGCGTCGTGGGCGGGCGAGGACGAGATTGAGCTCCTGAGGCACTTCTGCCGGCAGGACTTCTGGACGTTCTTCCTGTACTGCTTCGGTGCATGGGCAAACCCGAAGGGCCGTCGATGGATTGACCCCGAGGTCCATGAGCCGATGGCCCGGTGGTTCCAGAAGCACATCGACGAATGGCAGCAGTGGCGCAAGGACGGGGTGGGGAAGCAGAAGCACCTCGCCATCCTGGTCCACCGAGAGATCGGCAAGACCACCCTGTTCACTCGAGCCGGGCAGCTGTGGCTGCACCTGCGAGACCCCGAGATTGCGACCGCACTCGGAGCCGAGAAGGAAGGTCTCGCGGCCAAGATGCTCGAGGCCATGAAAGCCGTACTGGACGGGTCGGACTCCCACGCCCTATGGACCCAGCTCTACGGCAACTGGTCCGAGAACGCCCGTAAGTGGACCAACAAGGAAATCGTGCACTCGGGTCGCAAGAACACCTCGCGTCAGGATCCCAGCGCGGTCGTGTTCGGCGTCGAGACGTCCATCACGGGTTCACACCCCGACGTCCTGTTCTACGACGACCCCATCTCCTACGAGCGTCTGACCACGGACACCAACTGGCTGGCGTCGGTGAACTCGCAGATCTCATCGCTCATCCCGGTCATTCAGGGCGACGGATTGCTGGTGTGGGTCGGCACACGGTACGACGACGAGGACCATTTCGGCGTGGCGTTCCGCACCCAGGGCGTTGCCTCGGTGGAGGGGATGCAGACGGACAGCATCCCGCTGGACCCGGACGGGAACATCCACGTCTACTTCATGGCTGGTCGGGACATGGATGGCAAGCCCACCACCCCGAACGTATGGCCCGAGGAGCGGCTCAAGCGGTACGAGAAGGCCGAGCCCCTGCGGTACGCGGCCCAGATCATGAACGACCCCAACATCTCGGAACTGAACCCCATCACCCGCGACCAGATTGTCCAGTGCGCGGTGGAGAAGAAGGACGTTCCGTGGTCGAGTCTGCGGTTCGCCATCTGTTGCGACACCGCGTTCTCCGATGGAAGCAAAGTCAGCTCGAAGGACGAGACCGTGATGGTGGTGCATGGCTATCCGAGGAACGGATCGGGAGACGTGTACATCATCGAGGGATATGGTAATGCTACGCTCCGAGCGGAGGACTTCGGCAAGCTGCTGGTGTCCACGGTCCAGAGGTACCGGCGTCAGGGGTTCAAGATAACCGCAATCACTGACGAGAAGACCCGCGCCGGCAAGAAGGACTCGTGGCGACTGGCCTTGTCGAACTTCTTCGCTGACGTCAACGAACCGATGCCCCGGTTCATCGAGTTCGAGCGTGGCAACACGAAGAAATACCAGCGTCTCCATGCCGCTTCGACGTTCTGGGTGGACGGGCATGTGCGCTGGGTCAAGGGGGCTCCTGGTCTCGAGCGGTTGTGCGACCAGATGGCTCGCATCGGACAGTACGCGGTCAATCCACGGCTGAAGATTGATTGGGCTGACGCGCACAGCGATGCGTTCCAGCCGGAGCTGTACTCACCGATGCGGAGGCAGGGTGAGAGGACGCCTTGGGATCGTGGCGCGGAACCTATCCGTATGGACGGGCTGGAAGCGTGGAACGATGACGACCGCGAGGTACGCGAGTGGGGAGCACTCTTACCGAGGGAGCCCATCCGATGAGCATCTCGATGAAGTTCTTCCTGAAGATGATGACGTGGGCGTGGGAGACCGGCTTCCGGGCCGGCAAGATGGCGGCACAACAGGGGAGGAAGCGTGTCGATGAAGGCGACTGTAAATGCGGACGGAACGATGACCTTTTCTGAGAACAACCAGACGGTCTACACGAAGCGCACGACCTGCCGGGCGTGCAACTACATCGGGCTGGACTCCATCCTGAACCTCGGCGACCAGTACCTCGTGAACTTCGTGGACAAGGTGGACTTCGACCTGCCCAAGGCCCCCTTGCACCTCGTGCGTTGTCAAAGCTGTGGGCTGCTCCAGCTCGAGCACACCACGAATCCCGATCTGCTGTTCAAGACCTTCTGGTACCGCACGGGCATCAACCAGACCATGCGGGATGCCATGAAGCGCATCATCGACAATGGCTACCAGTTCAAGCAGGACGGAGTGTGGCTGGACATCGGGGCGAACGATGGGTACCTGCTGAGCCAGGTTCCGAACAGCTTCGTCAAGATTGCCTGTGAGCCCGCGAAGAACCTCGAGGCTGAACTCAAGACCATCGCAGACATCACCATCAGCGACTACTTCAGTTCGCGGCACGAGGCTCTCTACGACGGCAACGGAGTCGGACGGTGCTCCGTGGTGACCTCTGCCGCGATGTTCTACGACGTCGATGACCCGGGCGCGTTCATCGACGATGTGGTCAAGGTGCTGGCCGATGACGGCGTGTGGATCAACCAGCTCAACGACGCCCCGACGATGATGCGGACCAATGCGTTCGACGCCATCTGCCACGAGCACCTGTGCTACTACGACCTGGACTCGCTGAACAACCTGTACGACAAGCACGGGCTGAACATCATCGCGGTGACCTACAACGATGTGAACGGTGGGTCGATGCGTGTGGTGGCGATGAAGAAGCGCGAGGCGTGGTCGAAGTATCCGACGTTCCCGAAGGACGTGGTGAGCCTCGAGGAGGCCCGTAAGTTCTCCGACCGAGTCCACAAGTGGAAGACGCTGATGCTTCAGACGCTGCACTCGAAGAACCGCCCGGTGTGGCTGTACGGTGCGAGCACGAAGGGTGCGGTGCTGTTGCAGTTCCTCGGGGCGAACGAGCACTTCTGCGGCATCGCGGATCGGAACCCGCTCAAGGTCGGCAAGTACATGACCGGGTCGTGGCTGAAGGTCTACGACGAGACGGTGATGCGCGGCGATGTAGTGGATACGATCATGGTGCTGCCGTGGGCGTTCCGCGACGAGTTCATCGCTCGCGAGCGTGAACTGCTCGACGACGGAGCGACCATGCTCTTCCCGCTCCCCAACATCGAGGCAGTCCTCTAGTGGAGAACGCTGTTGGGTACAACGGGAAGCTGAGCAACATCATCCTCGACCTCATGGGTACGACAGACCGTGGGTGGGGTGTGGATGTCGGGGCGTCGGACGGGGTGACGGTGAACTCCACCTACTCGCTGGAGAAGAACTACGGGTGGAACATCCTGTCGGTGGAGCCGAACATCGACTTCGCCAAGAGCCTGCGATACCACCGGGCGTTCGTGGACTTCTGCGCGTGCTCGGCCAAGCCGGGTCGTCAGGTCATGCGGATCAACGATGACAACCCGGAGGCGTTCAGCTCGCTGAATCCCACGCGCCGGCGAGACCTGCCGGGCATCGAACAGGCCAAATGGCGCAGCGTAGAAGTCAAAGTGGATACCGTGGACCGTCTCCTGACCAAATGGGAGTTCCCCAAGCTGGACCTGATTTGTGTGGACACCGAGGGGACGGAGAAGGACGTGTTAGTCGGGGCTAACTTGGACAAGTGGCAGCCTAAGGTCGTGGTCTCGGAGAGTTGGGACGAGGACGGCGGGGCGGCCCTGAAGTATCTCGAGGAGAAGGGCTACAAGCGGGCCATCCGCATGGGTGTCAACGATATTTACATCCGGGAGGAGCGATGAACGTCGTATTCACGATGCCGGGCAAGATGGGTGACGCGCTGATGCAGTGGCCCATCGTCCACCAGTACATCAAGCAGACGGGCCGGACGGTGGACCTGTGGCTGGACGAGAAGACCTGCAAGCCGCTGGTGAACCTGTTCAAGGCCCAGCCCGGTGTCGACCATGTGGAGTTGCGCGGGGGGATCGAGAACTACAACTGCGGTGGGCAGCCGTTCCATTTCAACCTCGAGCCCGAGGACATCGGCGAGCGGGTGGTCTACCACCTCGGTCTCCGCAAGTTCCCCGAGCGTCAGATCACGCTCCAGTCGCTTCAGGACAGCCGTGTATCCATCACCATCCCCTCGGACGGCTGGCACCCCAGTCTGGCCGTGGAAAAGGCGCAGGGGCCGTCTACGCTCGTCCTGCACGGTCAGGCGGTCTGCCCCCACAGCGGGTCGGTCCCGATGTTCTGGAAGTTCCTCGCCGGTATCCGGTCGGAGATTGACGGTCTGTTTGACCGGGTGGTGTGGGTGGGGAGCAAGTCGGACCGGGACACTGGCACCCGCACCTATCCAGCGTGGCGGGACGAGGTGGAGGACAACGGCGACCTGCTCGAGACGGCGAAGGTGATTGCCGGCGCGAAGGCGTTCATCGGCTGCGGGTCGAGTATGGTGGTGCTGGCGGCCAACCTCGGTATCCCGGCCATCCGTGTCCACGACCGCATCGGGAACGACGCCCCCAAGAGCATCTGGTCCAACCTGGGCGACAACCAGCTCAACGAGACGGAGATCGGCCTGCGTACCGAGTGGCCCATTTGGAGAGACAAGTATCTTGTTGAGTCCGAGGTCGTGAAGTCCTAGAGTGCCGGGGAGCAGGAGGGCCAGACATGGCCGAACGAAACGATAGACGCGAGCCGGTGTCGGAGCAGCGCATCATCGAGCTGGTCGATGCGCGGCGTAAGCATTCCATCGACTACAACTCGACGGTATTCCAGAAGTTGCAGCGATGGTACGACACCTATCGGGGTGTGTGGCAGGGACGGCTGGCGCAGTACCGCAACAATGTTACCATCCCGTTCACTTTCGCCATGATCCAGTCCGATGTGGCCCGAAAGGTACAGACTTCGTTCGGAGAATGGCCGATTGTGAGCTTCGAGGGGTACGCCCCCGAGGACCACGCTCGAGCCAAGCGCAACGAGGTGCTCATCTCGGCCCAGATGAAAGACTGCGGCTCGTTCCTGAAGGCCGTGGACTTCTTCCTTCAGGCGGACATCTGCGGCACTGGCATCGCCCGCCTCGGGTGGAAGAACGTCACCCGCAAGTCTCGCACCCGCGCGATGCAGCAGATCGCCCCCGGCCTGAGCATCCCCATCGTGCAGGAGGGGATGGCCGAGCTGTTCAACGGGCCCGACTGGTCGCCCGTCGACCGGCTGGACTTCTGGCAGCAGCCCGGAAAGTCCCGTATCGACGACATGCAGTGGTGCATCCACCGCTACTGGCTGGACTACGACACCCTGCTGGACGACGCCAACTCTCAGGAACCGTACTACGATCCTGAGGCTGTCCGCCGACTGAAGGCGTTCCCGCTCGAGGGCTCAGGCGCGGTCGAGTACGTACAGCGTAAGGTGAGTTACCGCAACGAGTACGAGGCCATGGCCCGGTCCAAGGAGCGGTTCTCCCGTCCCGTCGAGATCTGGGAGATGCACGGCCTGGTCCCGCACGAGTTCGCGACGGACGGAGTGAGGTGGCGGTGCATCGCGGTGGCGAACGGCAAGGTGGTCATCAAGAACAAGGAAGGCCCTCTCGGGGACGAGATGCCGTTCCGGTCCTACAGCCCGATGCCCGATCCGTATTCGTTCGACGGCGTCGCCAAGACCGAGATTGCGTTCGGTCCCCAGCAGACAGCTAACCGACTGGCTAATCAGAAGTTGGACGCCCTCGACCTGCTCATCGACCCGATGTACGTGGCGAACAGCGGCTCCAACCTGAACATGCAGAACCTGTTCACCCGTGCAGGCCGAGTCCTGCTGGTGGACGGTCCTGCTGACGACTCCAACATCCGCGCCCTGTATCCCAACATGCAGGGTCTGTCGGCTGCCTACACGGAGATCGGCCAGCTCTACCAGATGATGCAGCTCGGCACGGGTGAGACCGAGGCCTTGATGGGCGGCGCGATGTCCGGCGGTGGGCGGGAGACGGCTCGAGGCTTCCTCGGGCGTCAGGAGAACGCCCTGACCCGACTGGCGATGGAGTCCCGGCTGGCCGAGGAGGGGTTCATCGAGCCGATGGCGAACGCCTTCCGCAAGATGGACCGCATGTGGCTGGACCTCCCGCACGAGGTCAAGGTCATCGGTAGCCTCGCGACGGTCAACCCGGACACGGGGCTCCCGTATGAGCAGGAGACGGCCACCATCGACTTCGACGATCTGGTTCCTGACTACCGGGCTCGAGCCATCGGCGCGTCCCAGATGATGGGCCGCAGCGTCCGTCAGCAGAACCTGGTGAGCCTGCTCCAGATGATGTCGGCCAACCCGGCGATGATGCAGCTGGTCAACTGGTCCAACTTCGCTCGTCAGGCGTTCGAGCTATTCGATTTCAAGAACGTCAACGAGCTGCTGGTGACCAAGGTTCCGGCCATCAACCAGATGGCGGAGCAGTCGGGGATGAACCCTGAGGCACTCGCCGGCGCGGTGAGCCAGCCGATGGACCAGCTGAGCCCGGAGATCCTCGGGCAGATGATGCAGACTCAGAACGCGGCCCCGATGCCGCAGCTAGGGTAGGGGTCATATGGCCAAGAGACCCAAGGTAGCCCCCGTGAACTACCAAGTCCCGTTTTCCTCGTCACAGCCTGACGTGGTTCGCACGCGGACTGAGATTGACCCAGGGATGCAGATTCCGTGGTACCTCGAGCCGGCACTGATGGCGGAGTCCGAGGTCAATCGGTGGAAGAACGATCCGATGGGACGCTTCGGCGACATTCGCAGAGCTGGGTACGGCATGATTGACCCAGTCCCGTCCACGAAGGAGGCCGTCAAGTCGTGGGGGGAATTCACCCAGCAGCCTAGCTGGAAGCGATTTGGCGGGGCTGTCGGTAATACCGCGATGGCAGGGCTGGACTGGAGTTTTGTTGGCGAGGGTCTCGGCAAGGCTGGGAAACTGGCAAAGGTGGCCCGCCTGGGCCGGTACTAGGAGGAAGCATGGGTAAGCTATCCACGGTTGGTAAGGCCATCCTCGAGGCTGGTAAGGCCGCAGAACTTCCGGCCAAGGAAGCCCGCGCCGGATTCGGTGCCGCCGGACTCAAGGCAGAAGCCGATGCTGCCAAGGCCGCAAAGTCCGAGGCGGATCGCCTTGCTGCAATCGAAGCTGGGCAGAAGCGTGCGGGGACCGTTGGCGGTCGAATCGGAGTCAGCCAGCGTGAACTCGACGCCCTCAAGTCCCAGACGATTCGTCGCTCTGGCGAGGAAGGTTGGCGAGGCCTTACCGGCGAGATGCGTGCCAGACTCGAGGAAGGTGGACAGTTCCCGCTCCGCACCTCGATTACTCCGCGTACTGGCGGCGGTGGTCCCGTTGCTCCGCTGTCGTATGAAATGGGCAAACCGGTTCCCGTTACCGAGCCGGTTCGTGCACATATCGCCCGCACGCAGGGCGAGGATGTTGCTGAACTCGCTATGTCGAAGAAGAATCGCGGGACGGTGATGGGATCGGTGCGCGAGACCGTTGCCGGCCGAGCCACGGGACAGGAACTTCGTCTCCGCGAAATTGCCTCTGGAATCCAGACTCCTGCTCGAGGAATCGAAGCCCGTGCTGCACGTGAGTCGGCTCGAGAAGCGGTTGAGACCGGAACCTCTCGCGGGGTGAGCAGCGTGACTCAGGGCGTTGCCCCGCAGCGTCCGGTGCGCCCTAACCTATCTGACATCGAAAAGCTTCGTCGTGGTGTCCAGTCCGGTGCTATCCGAGCTGCCGCTGTCGGCGGGGCTGGGTACGCAGCTCAGGGGTGGAGCGATACCGCTCAAGACCTGTACACCGGTCCCGACAACTCCCACCGCACTCCCACGGTCCAGTGGGGCAGGAACCGTCAGTAATGGCTCTCGCACCCGACCAGGTCGATAAGGTCCGTACACTGTTAGCGTCATCCGGGTGGAATGATGTTATCCTCCCGGCCATCAAGCAGCGCGGCCAGCAGGCCGTGAAGTCCCTTGTGCTCTCGCGCTCCGAACGAGCCAATGTGTTCAAGGGATCAGACTTCGATAACGAGGACGATGTTCTCCGAGCCATCATCCGTGATTGTGAGTGGATGACGGTGGTGTGGACGAACGAACTCCTCGTTGCGGAGCACAACCGGCGGCTCGACGAACTCGACCGCAACAACTCAGGCCCAGCCGGGGCGAACCCCCGCTAGGAAAGGAAGTCTAAGATGGACGAGCAGACCACTCCCCAGCCCCAGCTGAATCCCGATCTCGCAGGCTACCCGTCGGTGGAGGCTCTTGTTCAGGGCTACCGCTCGAGTGGCGAGGAGGCGAAGCGTCTCCGCGAGAAGGCGGACAAGCTGGAGAGTCTCATGACCCAGGTGTTCGAGCAGCAGGCTGCGAACCAGCGTACTGTCCCGAACCGCTCTGGACGTCCTGAGGACCGGCTGACGGAGTTCGGTGTTCCCGTGGATGCCCTCGACGAGTTCGTGGCCGGAAGGGTCGCGAAGGCGTTCGAGCCGATGGCTCGAGGCATTCAGGCCCGCCAGACCATCGTAGGTTCCCACCCTGATTACGTGCAGTTCGAGCAGGATGTCGCGAACTTCATCGGCAACGACCCGGACCTCTCTCAGCGGTACCCCCGCATGTTCGAGTCCGATCCGGCGGGCGCGATGGAGTACGCCTTCCTCAAGTTCGCTGATTCCCGTCGCCGGAGTGTCGGCAGCACTACGGGTGCTGTCGGTGGCTCGGTGGACGCGGCCATTCCTACGAGTCGAGCCGGCGAAGGTCGGCGGGCTCCTGATGGCGACCAGGGCATTCGCGACGCTTTCGAGCGTTGGCAGAAGTCCGGGTCGGCACAGGACGCGCAGAACTACGCCAAGGCTCGTCTCCGTGGTGTCATCACGGACGACTTCCTCAACGGCTAGTCGTCAGGAGAGATTCCCATGCCCGGTTCGCAGAGTGTTCAGGCAAACCTCGTAAGTACTTTTGACCTCGGGAGCTTCGGTTACTCGAACGCTTCCGCTGCCATCAATCACGAGGACCTGGTCGATGTCGTGACCATCCTCGATTCGTTCCAGACCCCGATGTTCTCGTCGGCCCCGAAGATCCGGGCCCGTGACGTCGTCCACTCGTGGGTGGTCGACACGCTTCCTGCGACCGCTACGGCGGGCGTTGCGGAAGGCGTCGACTTCTCGGGTGACACGCCGACCACGCCGAGCCGTCTCCAGAACGTGACGCAGATTTTCAGCCGTCACGTGGTGGTGTCGGACCGTGAGCGCGACGTGAACCCGGCGGGTATCCGGGACATGTACGAGCACCAGATCATGAAGGAGTTCAAGGCCATCGCCCGCAACGCCGAGGCACGCCTGTGGGCGGTCAACTCGACGGGTACCGCGACGGGTGCCGAGGCCACGACTGCTCCGCTCATGGCTGGCTTCCGTGGGTTCGGCATCACGACGCTCGGTTCGGCGTCGGGCGGTGTGACGACGGCGGACATCTGCTCGCTGTCGCAGACCCTGTTCCAGAACGGTGCCGAGCCGGATTCGCTCTGGTTTGCGCCGGCGTCGAAGCGTCAGTTCGTCAACGCTACGGTCTCGAGTGGTTCGGGCAACGTCCGAAACATCGCGGCGACCGACCAGCGTCTCGTGGCGAACATCGACGTGTTCGAGACCCCGTTCAACCAGCTGTACGCGGTCATCGTGGATCGGTTCATCCCCTGCACGACGACCTCGACGGATGGTGCCTACTACATCGGTGACCGCTCGATGGCGAAGGTGGCTTTCCTTCGTCCGCCGCAGCACAAGCCGATGGGCAAGAGCGGCGACCACACTCGCGGTATCGTCCTGATGGAGTGCACGCTCCACCTGGACCACCCGAGCTCGTGGGGTGCTGTCACGGGCGTCACGAACGGCTAATCACCGGCCTGAAGGGGCGGGGCTTCGGCCCCGTCCCCGACGGCGTCAGGAGGCAGCATGGCAGGCAATCAGTCTCGTGGGCTCATCATCGCGAGCAAGACCAAGGGTTGGGACCCGACCGTCATCGAGGGCTTCGGCAGCATCGCGAACTTCGATTACGATCCGGGCAACTACGCGACCCGTTTCGTCGGTACGCTGTCGGACGGCAACAACGATGCGTGGCCTGACGACTACGACACCAAGGGTGTGAAGGCGGAACCTCCTGCGTTCGAGACTCCTGAGCCTCGCACCAGCAAGAACTACGCTTCCCGCAACGCCGATCCCTATCCCGGGTTCCCCAAGGGTTCCTACTAGGAGGCAACATGGCTGTCATCATGCGTGGTGGCTCGAGCGGTATGCGTTCGGGCGACTATCTCCCGCAGGTCCCCGATTACGGTGTCCCGCAGCCGGTCATTGACACCTCCAAGGGCGACTGTGGTTCCATCGTGGAGTGGGTCGCTGACAACCCCCGCCACCTGCACTTCCAGCACCAGACCCCGGACTTCCTGCCGATGTGCGGTACGGTCCCGGAGAACAGCACGGACGTGCAGCAGCAGGACATCTCGAACATCCAGCCGAACATCTGACATGAGTTTCTACATCGGCAAGAACACGACCGAGATGGACGAGGCCCTCGACTCTAAGGCCTTGGTCAAGATTGCACCGGAGGTCTACCGTGACCGCTTCGATGCGATTGCGGATCTTCGTAAACTGGACGATGGCTCGCTACATCAGGGTAATGGCTTCCGGCGTGTGGCGAGCTTCGTCAACATCCCGTTGTTCAAGGCGGCCAATACCGTCCTTGACCCGGAGTTCCTGAGGGACAAGAAGAAGTTCTACGCTTTCCTTCGACGGAACCGGGAGTACGCGACCTACGACATCACGAACCAGACCAAGCGTCCCCGTTACACGATCACGACCGTGGACGGCAAGCAGGTCTAAGAGGGGGAACTGTGGCGAAGAAGCCGTTGACGGTGTACACGCTGATTCCGCAGAAGCACAGCGCGTCGTTCTACTACCGACTCCAGGTACCGCTGGAGACCGCTGCCGTACTCGGTATGCCGGTCAAGTCGGTCATCGACATCAACGACGCCAGCATCTCGACCGAGGAGCGCATCAAGGCGTTCTGCGACGCGGACATCGTCTACCTGTACCAGCCCATCGGGGAGCATCCCATCAACAACATCCGCACGCTCCAGAGCTTCATGCCGAGCCGTGTGGACGGAGACTGGAAGTGGGCCCCCACCGTCGTGCTCGAGACGGACGACAACCTGTTCAATGTCTCCCCGTTGAACCAGGCGTTCAAGAACCTCGGCATCCGGGACATGGAAGGCAACATGATCCCCATCGGGCACCACATCGGCGTCGTGCAGAACGGCGAGCGCAAGATTCTGTGGGCGGATGGGCAGAACGGCTTCAGCCTCTCCCGTAACCGTCAGGCTATGGCGAGCTACAAGACGCTGCTCGAGCTGGCGGACGTGGTCCAGTGCTCGACCCCTGAGGTCGAGAAGTCTGTCCGCGCTAACGCGGTCCCGCGTCGGACGGCGGTGTTCCCCAACATGGTTCGGTTCGACCACTACCCGCAGGTGGACATCGTCAAGGACACCAGCCGCATCCGCATCCTGTGGCAGGGTGGGTCGGCCCACTACGAGGACTGGTTCCCGCTCAAGGAAGCCATCGGGAACATCAGCCGTAAGTACCCCGAGGTCGATTGGATCATGTGGGGTGCGAACTACACGTGGGTGAACGAGCTCATCCCGCCCGACCGCATCACCTACTTGGACTGGTGCCCATATCAGGAGTACAAGCTCCGGTTGTGCATGGCCGGTCATGACATCTCGCTGGCTCCCCTGACGGACAACGTGTTCAACCGCTGCCGGTCTGCCATCAAGTGGTACGAGGCGTCGGTGCTCAAGACGCCGGCGGCGACGCTGGCCCAGAACACTGGTGCGTACAAGGCCGAGATCATCGACGGCGAGACGGCCCTGCTGTTCAACGACCCGAAGGAGTTCGAGGAGAAGCTGAGCCTTCTCATCGAGGATGCGAAGCTACGTAAGACGCTGGGGGCGAACGCGAAACAGTGGCTCTCGGAGAACCGTGACGCCATGAAGCTGGTACCCAAGATGTTCATGTCCTGGGCGCAGCTCCGCGAGGAACGCAAGATTGAGCAGCCCACGATGTCGGATGCCGAGTGGGATGCTTACGAGGCGAGCCAGCTCGAGGAGTCCGAAACCCAGACTGGAGTCTACGAGCATGAGCCTGTTCCAACCCTCGTCGAAAGCAGCTAGCGCGGCAATTGCTGAGATTGCCGACACGGTAGGAGCATCCGCTGACAGCGAGATGCTGACTCGGGCGTGGCGTTCTTTGAACGCTACGCTCGAGCATTTCAACAACCGCTCGAACTGGAACTTTGCCCTGACGGAGGCCACGCCGGTCTCGGTGCTGGCCCCGTTCACGGTGACCGGAATCACGGCGTCGGGCGGGTCATCGACCGTCACTGCATCGGCTGGGCACGGCATCAAACCGCAGGACTACATTGCCGGGAACGGGTTCGCTGCCGGAACGCGGGTCTCCAGTACGGCAGCGAGCAGCTTTACAATCTTCGGTACGGTGACGGGGTTCACAGGAACAGCCACCGGATCTGCGTCGTTCACCCGCGACATGTACGACCTGCCCAGCGACTACAAGGCCATGTACTCGGTCAGGACGCTGGCGAATAACACGGTGATGACCCAGGTGGGGCGGCGTCTGTACGACCGCGTGGTGGCGAACGAGCAGACCACCTCCACCCCTGTGTGGTACGACCTGTACATGGTCGGAAGCGTGGGCAAGATCCGCCTGCTGCCCCCTCCCAACTCGGCGGACACACTGCTGATGCGCTACTACCGGCGCATGGCTGTGGCGACCTCGACGGCTGACGCGACCACGCTCGACATCCCGCAGGACTACGAGCCGTACCTGATTGCGTGGGCCAAGTGGCACTTCCTCGTCGACAAGGGCGATGGTCGTCTCGAGCAGGGCAAGACCTGGTTCACGCTCGGTGAGCAGGGCCTGACCATGATGGTCAAGGAACAGAACCGTAAGCCCGACGAGAGCCTCATGTTCATCCCCGGCCAGTTCAGCTATGGGAACCTGACCGACAGCAACACCCGTGTCATCCCGTGGGAGTACAACTACTGATGGGACGCCATGTCGAGCCGTTGACCGGTGGACTGACCACGGATCGTGACCCTGCCCAGCTGAACAAGGGCCAGCTCTCCTACATCCGCAACATGGTCTACAAGCAGGGTGCGACCTCTCTGCGCGTGGCCCCCGGCAGACTGGCTATCGCCACCGCTGCTACGGGAACCCCTCGGGGTGGCGTGTACGGCCTGCGGGACATGCAGTTCGACAACGGGATGCACTACCTGATCGCCGGCGTCGAGGACATGTACCGCTACATGGACATCAACAATCCGGGCACGTTCTCCACGCTTATCAGTGGGCAGGCGACGGGGAAGAACATCGAGGCGATCCAGTTCCGTAACCGCTACTACCTGCTGAACGGGGCAACAGGACAGAACGAGGATTTTTCAAGCATCAAAGTCGCGTACCTATCTGCTACGAGCACAGCATGTCCGCCGACGTATCGCCAATGCGGAATGGCCCCAATCAAGTCCTCCCCTACAGTAGATACAACAGCAGCCCAGTTTTCTCAGACAGTAACCGGGTACTACGAATACTGGACGACAGAAGTAGCGAAATATACTCAGGATGGAGCAGAAACAACGCTGGAATCATCGTTCTCAAACACATCTGGACCAGCGAGATTTTACGTATCAAACGCTACGACAGTAGCCCCTCGTATTGAAAGGCCGCAGACAGCAAACCCGACCGCGCCGGTAACGCACTGGCGGATCTACAGAAGTCCAAAAAGCGATTCTCCAGGGCTAAGCAAGTTTCCTGTGGGATACATGATTGCCGAGCTGTCGACCGCAGTAACCTCGCACATTGACGGAACAGCAGTTGCAAGCGCGTCGGCATACCCGACGTTGTTTGGTCCAGCAAGTCTTTACAGTTTTGCAAGCGCAAGCAGTATGGCATCAGACAACGGCGTTTATGCTTCGGCCACCGCTACCCAAGCGGCACTTGACGCGCTAGAAAACGACTTCCCAACTCCAGTTTCGCAAACGTGTTACACATTTGCGCTTGGAACAATTCGCGGGTCTATCAAGGGCATAACTGTAGAACTCCAGGGATACGTCAGCGGTGGGTCAGGATCAGAAAATGTGCTCGTTGCAGTTGGCCCGAGAAACGCTGCGGTAGACGATTTTTATTACCGTTCAGCAGGGGCGGATTTTTACTTGTACAACGCTAAAGCAGCGTTCAAGACGGCGACTTTGACAAGCACAAGTGCCGCGTCCCCAACAACGGTTGTGCTTGGTAGTTCTACAGACAACTGGGCGCAAAATTCAGGAACTCCACCGCTTACATTCACAGACACCGACACAGACACATTCATGGTCAAACTGTACTGGTGGCCGACCGCAGGTAAGGCCATCGGCATTGACTATGTGAAACTTACAATCCATTACGGCGCAAGCATTGATTCGACAGTTGTATTCCCGGCTGTAGTGTACTCCTATGGGGATACAAATGTTCAGGTCGGACGGAACTTTCCCCCTCCGTCTGCAAAAACCGGGGACATGTTCAACGACCAGATGGTTGTCAACGACGAGTCAAACAAGTCCGTAATCAGGTACTCGTATCCCGGAGAACCAGAGTATTTCCCACCGACCTACTACCTCGACTTCGAGACCAAGTCGAACGACGTCGTCCAGTGCATCCGCGTGGTCAACAACCGGCTGATCGTCGGGCTGGACAACCAGCTCTGGCGGGTGAACTACCTGCCATCTGAGCGCGATGCTTCGTTCGACCGTGGCAAGGCCATCGACAACATCTCGGGTCAGTACGGCATCGTGAACCCGATGTGTGCGACTACCATCACCATCGAGGGCCAGTCCGAGACGCTGGCGTTCGTGTCGAACTTCGGGCTCCACACGACGGACGGGTACAACATCGTCACCAGGTCGAAGAACCTGACATGGAACTATTCCGGCTCTGGCGGAACTCCTATTGCCGTGCTGAACGACACCGCTAATCGTTGCCTGCGAATCTACTACCATCAGGACGGAGATCCAGATAGGGAGCTATGCCTGTGGGCAAGCTACGACCGTAGCGACATCGACGCTGAGGGTAACTTCAAGTTCTCTGGTCCGGTGTCGATGGCGAACTATCAGGCCGCGAACACCTACGGAAAGCTCGAGACGGCGTGGAACGTCATCAAGTCCGATGGCTCTAGTCGGTTCTACATGGGCTACTCATCGGCGACTGGCGCGGGTGCTGGGCTGGTATATAACGAAGATCCTGAAGGGCTGGGGTCCATCCCTGGCTACACCTCAAACTACAAGTACAAGACCCGGCGCATGTACCTGAACGGTATCGGCGGGGAGTGGATGGTTGACGACCTGTACGGGTACTGCGGCACCTATACCGGGTCTCCCCTGCTGACCTACACGCTCGAGGGGACCAAGACGAACCTGTCAGTGTCGTCGCCAGTCACGACCAGCAAGACCATCACGCTCAGTGGTCAGGAGCTCCACCGCACGAGCCCCAAGATCTCCGTGGAAGGGCTGACGGTGGCCTGCACCATGACCTATCCCTTGTCCATCGACTACGGGCAGGAGAGCCTGGTCATCGGGAGCAAGAGCCTTGGCTATGAGGACTCGGGACTGTGAACCAGTACGAGGGTATCCCGTTCGCGAACCTTCCTGACCCTAAGGACCCGGACTTCGCGTTCCGGCTCAAGAACCTGCTCGGGATTCTGGACAGGTGGTCACGAGACACCTCGGATGCGTTCGGTCAAATCAAGCAGGGGTATGTCCCCGATGGTAGCAAGACCCCGCTCTACAACGCCGACAAGTCGTCTGCGGTGCAGGATAAGGCGAACGCGGCCAGCATCTCTCAGGGCGTGACGGACACGGGGAACATTCAGGAGTGGTACAACGCTGCGGATTCGCTCAGGGCCTATATCGGGCCTGAGGGTCAGCTGACCGTCCCATACCTGGACATCTACGATCCGAACATCGGCACCACATATCTCTCCATCGACGGGTATGGTGGGCTCACAGCGACCTCTGCCAACATCGGCCTACTGAACGTCACGGGAAACACGGACCTTCAGGGCGACTTACTATTTGCTGGCGGAGGGATGTTAGCGGGGGCCAATGGATTCCAAGACCAGATCCTGATTTACAGCAGCAGTTCCGGAAACCTTGGGACCATTGACCTCACGAGCATCGGCGTCGGGCAGACATATACGATGCCAGCCAGTGGTGGTGCCCTGCTTACTCCCGGCTCGACAGCGCAGCTTGGCATCAATTACAAGTACGGGATGACGACATCGTCAGGCGGGTTCTGCGATGCCAGCATTAACACCAAGGTGGTCCGGCTAGACCTGACTGGACTCGCATCCGCAACGACCAGGAACCTGAAGATGGTTGACATCTCGGGATCGGTTGTTGTGGTCGGCAACACGACATCGGCTTCCGGAACGCTAGGAGCCTCGAGCCTGACGGCGCAGACCGGCAGCATCGCGTCGGTCACCCTGCTGACGGGCACGACGGCCACGGCTGGCATGTACCGGGTGTCTGCGTACATGAAGACCACGACGGCGGGGACTGCCGGCACGGTGAAGGCGACGGTCGCGTGGAACGACGGGTCGGCGCAGACGCTCGACGTCCCCCTGATGACGACGGCGGGTGCCGCAGGCACGGTCCCGTTGAACACCCTAAATGCTTTCGGGCAGGGCAGCGTGGTGGTGTATGCTGCGGCCAGCCAGAATATCTCTTACACGACCACGGTATCGGGAGCGACGGGTTCGCCCCAGTACTACATCTACGTCAGGAT